TATAAATTCCTTGCTCGCATAGTCGCTTCCTTAAAGGTGAAAGTTTTTTATTAATTTGACAAGAGCCACCATTTGGCGGACTTCGTCCGCACAAATGGTTGGCTTTTTGGCTACGCCAAAACACACTTAGGCGAAGGGGGCTTTTATGACCCAGCTGGATCGTTTGTTGCACGGCTCGAAAAAGCTGAACAAACTAAAAAGCTTACTACTCGCCTTTTGCAGGGGCGACCCCTGCACCCCTTAAAACTTATAAAATTTGAATTGTGAGAGTTAAAACAGAGTTGATCTCGCTGTCTTGCTCTACTGAAAAAAGATACTTAAGAAGCCAAATATCTTTAAGGATAGGGACGCCATTACGTTGCTTAGCAGTAGTTTTTTTGTTGATACCACTAAGAACCAAGACATCACCACGCTTTAAAGAATACGAACTTTTAAGCTCTTTCTTTGAAACAATGGGAGTTAAAGATGAACTTTGAGAAAGGATATCTTCAAGGATTAGATGTAAGTCGAAATCAATGTGATCGGATAGGATTATAGGCTTTAAGTTGATTTTTAAACCAATGTCTTTATACTCGTAACTATCGGTCTTTTGATAATTTACATTTGATATATCAGTTTTTGAAACAAGATAAGGGATATTCTGGACAGAACTAAAATAAACTTCTGTATGATTTTTTGCCGTCAAGACTGGCGAAGAAATGATCTTTGTAATGCCATTTGTATCAAGAAAATTTAATATGCCAAAAAATGCACTATCATCGTTTTTAATGACGTTTGAATTAGTAATGTAAGGGGAAGTAATTAAATTTATGTAATAGGCTAAATCGCCGTGATTGAGTGGCTTAAGTAAGCCTTGTAAATTTGTGCCTAAATCTTTTATATCTTTTAAATTTGTTTCGGTAATTGTAAGCTTAAATGTTACCTGCTCCAAGCTTTTATCGATCTTAGCGATAGCATCTTTAACTTGATCAAAAATATAATCATCAGCTCTAAAAAAGACAGAATTTGAGGCGGTTGCATAGGTAGCATTTAGATCAAACTGGCTTAAAATTTTATTAACATCTTCGACAACGTAGTTTTTAAGGTCGATACGTCTAAGATCGTAATCAGGCAATTTTTGAGAGCTTACATAGTAGAAATTATCTTTCTTATATAGATATAAATTTTTTGCTTCAAGCATCTTTCTAAACATCGAGATCGTTATCTTAACTTCGTCTTGATAGATAAAGTAATATTCACCTTGATGAATGCTCTCATCGGTAACAATAGCTATATTGTTAGCCTTGCTTGTTAAACGCGCGAAATCTAGCAAATCAGTGTAAATTTCAGCAGAAAAAAGGCTATTTAATAGCAGACAAGGAAGAATTAGGAATTTGATTAAACTTTTCATCGGAAACACCTTTGTTATTTTTTTGTAAATTTTGAAAAACTGGCTTGTCAAATACATAGTAGTATTTAACAAGCTCGTGAGATTTTGGCTCGAAATAAAAATATAATGGGGTATGCGTTGAAGAAATGTAACTAATCAATGATAATGGGTACAAATGATAATCATCGCTAAAATGGCAATTATTGTTAAGGCAAGTAATATCATAAATATAAATTTCAGGAAGGTCAATATTATTATTTTTAGGCTTTTTATCATCAAAAAATAAACTTAAATTTTTAGGTTGCTCGGAAACTGGAGCAGGGATTTTGTTTTCAATAGGTAAATTCTCATTTTTAGGTTTATCAGTTTCAAATAAAGACATTACGACAAAATAAAAGAAAAGTAAGAGAAAAATAAAGACTAAAAAAGCTAAGAAAAAGTAAAAGCGAACAAATGATTTTTTATTTGAGCTTTGCCCTGAATGATATAAGTCAAAAACTTCTTGAAGAAATGGAATATTGATAATTTCTAATCTATCTTTTTTAAAAAGCCTATAAGATGCGTAAATTTCATAACGAAACTTTTTTGAAAACAATCTTCGTGAGCTGTCCGAAGCCCTATAAAATTTCTCTGCAATGCGTTTGTATTCATTATTTACGAGTGTTAAATCTTGAGTAATTAAGTAGATATCTTGATATAAATGGCGATGATATGTAAGCCACCATACTAAAATTTCATCTTTTTGATTTTTAAAAAAGTTGTGGCACTCGTCAAGGACGAATATACAACCATATAAATTTAACTCTTTAGCTTTTTCATTTACTTCGTTATCGGTAGCACCAGTCTTATAAAGAGCATATAAATTTCTTAAACCTAAATAGAATTCATCAAAGTCAAACTTATTAAATTTATCGCATAGCTCAAACTTAAACTCATTAATATTCGTGTAGCAAAACGAATAATCAGGCTTTTCTTTAGGCTTAACAAATTTAGTTAAAAATGTTTTCTTTGGCTCGTAAAGAAAGAGCTGGTAAATCATAAATACGGCGTAATATGTTTTTCCGCTTCCAGGGTTGCCAATTAAATAAGTAATCATTTTTAAGACTTTGCAACAACAAAAGATAAAATTGTTTCTCGAACAAATTTAAAGACAACAATGCCTATCTTTGTAGCATAGATAAGAAAAAAGCTTAAAAATATAGGTGAAAAAACAGCCATTACATCGCAAAGAGCATTCCAAGCGCCAAGAGATTTTATAAACGCCAAAGCAGTAGTTAAAATTTTATCATCACCAGTTGGTAAATTATTAACATAATCAACAATGTAGTTAAATTTAGCATATATGAAATTTATTATGTAAAGAACAGCCGTTGCATAAGAAACAACCAAACCAACCAAAATAGCATTAATAATAACCATTTTTGAAAAGCTTATCGCTCTCAAGGCGTAATCAACAACTTTTCCCCATTTAAAGAAGCCAAAAAATGAAACAATCGTCGCTATAATTGCTGGCATATACTACCACCCCATAAAAGTTAAAATAAATAGCTTAATTACAGCAAGCAAGAATAAAACAAAAAAGCCCAAATAAAACAAAATATAAAGAGATGAAGAAACTGACGAAACAATTTTGCAAAAATCAAAAATTAAATTTTTAGAAAAATAAGTCATATCAACTTGAAAATTCAAAGGACAAGTTGTCGGAACAGCGCTTTTCTTTAAAGACATTAAATTTCCGTCTTTGATCTTTGAAATAGTATCGGTTAAGCTAGCTTTTACGTCATTAACAAAGCTGAAGCTATCTTCAACAGCTTTACCATAATCGCCCTTAAAATCTTTCATATCTTTTTCAAGATTGCCATAGTCTAATCTTCCAGCTACAGCATTATCTTCGGCCTTGCCGTATTCTTCGCCTTTTCCGCCTTGTTTGCCTTCTTCGCCCTTGCCGTCTTCTTTGCCTTCTTCGCCCTTATAATTTGGGTTTGGCTTTGTTTCTGATCCTAAACTAGACCCACCGCCACCGCTAGAACCATTGCCAGCAGTGCCACCACTATTATTATCTGAAGGGTTATTATCTTGCTCCCCAGTGTTGTCGTTGTTTCCGTTTTCATTTTTGTCCTTTTCTTTATCTTTATCGCTTGAATTTGTAGAGTTGTTATCTTTATCTTTATTTGGATCTTCATCAACACGATGTTTAAAAACAATACTAACACCATTATCACAATTAGCATGGATAATACCAGGCTTTTCATTATCAAAAAGAAAAACATGAGAACCAGAAAAAGAAGAACCTAAACCAGTACATAAACAAGAAGCAATACCATCATCAGAATAAACCGAAGAACAATCAATACAACCACCTTGAGTAGTGCCGTTAAAAATACCGAGTTTATTAACGCTTGCATCAGTACAATCATTCACACAAGCATTAATATCAACATCCCAATTCTGACCAGCAGGACAAGAATCAACGCATTTATTTGTTTCAGTATTAAATTCTTGATTTGCACCACAAGTAGCAAGACTATCACCCAAACGGAAAAATAACAAAGAAGAATAAGTTAAAAAAGGATGACTAGGGTTATCTGAAATACTATAAACAGTATAACTCCAAGTATCCATTTCAACATATAAATGATTTGAAACTACATCTCCACCAAAATAAACGAAATTACCAGCACCCCAATAAAAACCTGGTGAGTATTTAGAACCTGAATAATATGAGTGATCAAAAGTAAAAGAATAAATATGATAACCGCTACTATCTCTAAAACCAAGTAAATTATTACCCTTTAAAAATTTCATATCAATAGACTTAAAATCATAACCATTAAGATTTTCATCAGAATAAATTTTAAGATTAGCAAAAAGAAAAGAGCTTAACAAACTAAGCAGGCAAAGAATTTTTAAAAGAAATTTCATACGAAATCCTTAAAAAACCTTTTTTGTGAATAGGACTAAGCCAGCACAGATAGGAAGAGTTAAAATCATAAACCAAACAAATATTGAGAAAAAGTAGTCAAAAGCTGGGACACCTATAATACTAAACATTTAAACACCTTTTTTTAAATTTTGGATAAGACTATATAAATAAACATACATAGCAAAAACCCACATAATGCACCAGTTAGGGACATCAAGAAGTTATATTGCTCGAGTGTTAAATCTAAATAGACTTTATCCATAATATTTATATCCTATACATTACTGACGCACTTCGTTTGTCGGCTTAAAGCTTTGCTTCGCACTCTGCTTTAAGCTATAAATTTAAGGGCTAATTTTTAAAAAGGCTAAAGGCTGAAGATATGGAAAAAACGATCGCAAAGAAAACTATAACAGCGCAAAAGAAAGAATTTAAAAATATACCAAACTTAGTAATATCAATAAAATCAAAATACATTTTTAACCTTTTTAAAAATTAGCCCCAATTAAGGGGCAACACTATTTCAAAGAGAAAAAGCCTTTTATTTCAAAAGACCAAGACCTTTTTTAACAGCGAAGAATACGCCATAAGCAACAAGAACAGCACCAGCAATACTCATAAACGGAGCAACGTTAAGATCACCTGTAACAGTGCCGTCAGCCGCCATAGTTATACCAGCGGCTAAAGCATTACTTGACAATGCAGAAACAGCCGCAACACCAGCTAAAACCTTAGATTTAGCAGAAACAAGAAATTTCATCTGAAATCCTTTTTTAAGAAATTTAGTAGCCTTTAACTACTTAAAAAAGGAAACACTCTTTTTTAAATAGTTAAAGGGGACTAATCCCCTTTATTTTTTCTTTTTATTTCAAAATCTTTTACAAAAGTAAAAGCTAAAGCAAAAAACAAAACATAAGAAACAACTATATAAGTAACAACAATTAAATCACTTAACAACACAAAATCCATTTATTTACTTATTTTCAGCCTTTTTAGCTGGCTTTGTATCAAATAGGAAGTATTCAACTGGATTTGCTATTGTTATTATTCTTTGATCATTTGGAAAGCCACCTTCAACCGGTATCTCTTCGCCTTTTCTAAATTTCTCTTTTATCGCACTTGCTACAAGTCCGGCCGTATTGTTATCAGGGCAGATAATTTTAAAAACAACCTTTTGCTCTACTTCATCGGTAAAGCCAGTTTTTTCGTTTTCAACGTCATAGATATTTGAAGAAGAGATACGCACTGAAGAAGAGTAATCATTACCTTCAAACTTGCCAGAAGCTGAACTTCTTACAAGACCACCTTTTAGAATGTATTTTAAATCATAGTCAGATTTAACGATTTGCATGTTTAACACCTTTTTTTATTTATTTGAAACACCATTTAACATAGCCCCGAAAAGGTGTTTCGTCCAAACGGGGCTAAAATAGTTTAATGCCATATTCAGGGCAAAATTTACATTATTTCGATAAAATCGAAACATATGTAACATTTACATACTTTCAACACGTAAATATTACATAATATAAAATTAAACAAAGCTTAAATATGTAAATTTTACAGGTAAAAAAATGACAAATGCAGAAATCGCAAAAAAGCTAAAAATAGCCGAAAAAACAATATACAACTGGCGAAAAAATAGAAAAGAACTATTTGAAGTAATAGAAGACGGACTAAATTTAAAGGAAAACAAAGAAAGTATATATGT